AACGACCAATGAAAAGTGGTTTGTTAAATCCGACTGAGAAAGATGCCCTACCTGTTCTAAATGCTATAATAGGTGAGTTGATTGGAAAGGCAAAAGACAATGAGACATGTGTTTACTGTGTTCCGTCAAAACCTATCGATGTTCAACGAGAAGTTTCATATCACGAAGATGTATTGAGAACGATAATAGAACAATACGGATATTCCGTAAAAAAGATAGAAGAGGCAGTTGCGATTGGATATGAGGGTTTAGTTGATACTCAACTAACAGGTGTAGCCATTTCAATGGGAGCTGGAATGTGTAACATTGCCGTTATGTATCAAGGAATGACTGCCCTATCTTTTAGTGTAAGTCGTGGTGGTGATTGGGTTGATGAAAATGTATCAATTGATACAGGTGTGTCAAAAGCTAAAGTGACAAATATAAAAGAAAGTTCAGATACACTTGACCTTTCATCTGCTAACTACCAAAATATTTATGAAGAAGATACAGACGAAGCTAACGTTTTAATTGCAATTCGTTCCTATTATGGTGCTCTTATCAACTATTTATTAACGAACCTAAAAGTTCAGTTTGAAGGTGTTGAAAATGTTCCTAACTTTCCAAATGCAGTTCCTATCGTAATAGGCGGTGGGACATCATTAGTAAAAGGATTCTTGGATGTGTTCAACGAACAATTTGACCAAAATGAATTTCCTATTCCTATTTCGGAAATTATACACATAGAAGATGCTCACACAGCAGTCGCTCGTGGGTGTTTATCCGAGGCACAATTAATAGAAGAAGATGAAGAAGATTAATGAGAATACGACAACAAATGGTTCTCCTGGTACAAAAGGATATACAGGCTATGTTCCAACGGAAAAGTATGCCTCTTACAAATCAAGATTGGCAAAAATAATAAAAAAGACCACAGGTTACGATTTGATAGACTTAGAACCACTTGATCCAGATACTATTAATGTGAATGATAATGAAATAAACACAAGCGATGTTACTGATATTAATATTGCTACGGATAAAAGACACAAAGAACTTCAAAAAGATTTTGATAAACAAATGAAAGAGGGTTTACCTAAGTTAAAAGATTTAGTTTTATGATGAAAACAAAACGAAAAGGTTTTAATATGTTTCAAAAAAGAAGAAAAAAGAAAAAACAATCAACTTTACTTTATGTTGATGCGACGAATAAAAGTTATGAAAGAGCTATATCAGAATTCAAAAGAAAAGTAAAAAATTCTAATATGTTAAAGGAACTAAGAGAAAGAGAGTTCTACGAAAAACCATCTGCTGCAAGAAGAAAACAAAAAAAGTTAAGATTAGCAAAAATACGTTCATTACGTTTAGACGATTAAGGTTTTCTTTTTTTCTATATACTTATATGTAACCTCAATACTCTGTGTGTGTACAGAGTCTAATAAAATTAATCCTTAATTAAAGTTCCAGAATAACTTTATTCCAATACAAATAGTATGGGAGACATATAATGTCTGATTTATTAAAAGAAGCTATCGCTGATGCAAAAGCTGTTCGTGAAACTGCTTTACAAAACGCTAAAATGGCTCTTGAAGAAGCATTCACTCCACATTTAAAATCAATGCTTTCTGCTAAGTTGGCTGAAGAAGACCTTGAAGAAGATGAAGATTTTCAAGAAGGTGCTCATGA